AGCAGCAGTACATGGCCGTCAGCCTGGCCGAGCGTCTGCGCAACATCAGCGCGAGCCTGGCCAGCGCCGCAGAACTGGGCAGCGCCACAGCGCACCGGCTGCATGCGCTCGCTAACAGTGAGGTGGCCAAGGTGGACGACGCTGAGCCCATGGCATCGCTCGACAGCCTGCGAAACGTCGGCGTGCTGACCAAGCTCGCCAACGAGTCCAGCCACATCGCGCTGAACCTGCTGGCGTCGAACAAGGAGCGCATGGCGCAGCAGGACGAGGCCGGCGAGGACACAGCGGCCATCCTCATGAGGGCGAGGGGGCGCAGTGGCAAGCAACCGGTTTGAGAGAGAGTTGGCTGAGGACCTGGCCGGCTTCTACGCCGACCCACTGGGCTTTGTGCTGTACGCCTTCCCCTGGGACTCTGACCGAGGCCTGCAACTGGTGAAGTTGTCCGAACCATGGGCCACCCGCTACGGTTGCGAGTTCGGGCCGGATGAGTGGGCGTGCGAGTTCTTGGATGCGCTGGGGCGTGATGTCGAGGCGCGGGCGTTCAACGGAAGTGCAGCGGTGGAGCCCCTGCAGTACGCGGTGAGCAGCGGGCATGGCATCGGCAAATCGGCCATGGCCGCGTGGCTGACGCTGTGGATCATGAGCACCAGGCCGCACAGCAAGGGCGTGGTGACGGCCAACACGGGCGAGCAGCTGAGCAGCAAGACCTGGGCAGGCGTGGCTGCATGGCTGTCGCGCGCCATCAATCGGCACTGGTTCGCCATCACGACCGGCAAGGGTGCCATGAAGTTGGTGCACAAGGAACACCCGGAGTCGTGGCGGGTGGATGCTCAGACCAGCCGCGAGGAAAACAGCGAGTCGTTTGCTGGCCTGCACGCAGCAAACAGCACGCCCTGGTATCTGTTCGATGAGGCCTCAGCCATCCCGGCCAAGATTTGGGAGGTGGCAGAGGGCGGCAAGACGGACGGCGAGCCGATGCACTTCGCTTTCGGCAACCCGACCCGCAACACCGGCAGCTTCGCCGAGTGTTTCGGCAAGCAGCGGCACCGGTGGAACACCCGGCAGATCGACAGTCGCACGGTCAAGATCACGAACAAGGGGCTGATCGCCCAGTGGGTGGCTGACTACGGCGAGGACAGCGATTTCGTGCGGGTGCGGGTGCGTGGCGTCTTCCCGCGCGCCAGCACGCTGCAGTTCATCCCGCGCGACCTGGTCGACGGCGCCATGGCGCGCGATGTACAGACAGAGCGCTGGATCGGCCGAACTGCCGCCGTGGGCGTGGATGTGGCTCGGTTCGGGGACGACCAGTCGGTGATCTTCACCCGGGTGGGACGCGACGGGAAGTCGATCCCGCCGAGGAGATTTCGCGGCCTGGACACCATGCAACTGGCGGCACGTATCGCCGAGCACGTCAACCATCTGCGCGGGCAGCTCGGGCTGCAGTTCGTGCTGTTCATCGACGGTGGCGGCGTGGGGGGCGGGGTGGTCGACAGGCTGCGGCAGCTCAACATCGACTGCATCGAGGTGCAGTTCGGCGGCAAGCCAGCTGACTCGCGAAAGTACGCCAACAAGCGCGCCGAGATGTGGGGCGCCATGAAGGCGTGGCTGGAGATCGGCGCGCTACCCAAAGACGAGGCACTGGCCACGGATCTGACGGCGGTCGAGTACGGATTCAGGCCCGATGACTCGATCCTGCTCGAAAGCAAGGAGAGCATGAAGAAACGTGGGCTGGCCAGTCCTGACGATGGCGACGCCCTGGCATGCACCTTTGCCCAGCCGGTGCCAGAGTACGCGCCGCAGCAGCAGAGCAGCACAGGCAGGCCAGGCGCTCGGCGCGAACACGACCCCTATGCCAATCTGACCTGATCGGTTCACTTAGCGCGGCGCGTGCGAGTGAGCATGCGCCCCATGCTGCCAACGCCAACTGACCACGATCTGCCGCTGACGGCGCCGGATCACCCCGCGCTGGCCCTGCTGCCCGATGCGCCGACAGAGCAGGACATCGAGCGCTTTGCTGACCTGCTGCTGCGCCTGGAAGGCGAGCACGGCATGGTCGACTTGAGCACGCGCGAGCATCTGTCTGGCGACGTGTACGGGCGCAGCGTGGTGATTGCGGCCGGCACGTTCCTGGTTGGCGCGCCACACCTGGCGCCCGGGCTGGCGGTGTGCGTGGGCGACATCACGGTATGGCACGCGGGCGCCCGTCAGCGCCTGACCGGGGCGCACATCCTGGCCACAAACCCCGGCGGCTATAGGGTGGGCTTCGCCCATTCCGACACCACGTGGCTGACGGTGCACGCCCGGCCTGCGGGCGCCGAAACCAGCGAGCAGATCGAGGACGCCATGGTGGCGGGCGCCGACAGGCTCATGACGCGCCGAGCGGCGCAAGGGGTGCATTGATATGTCGTTTGGCCTGAGTGCTGCAGCCTGGACAGCTATTGCCGCGACCACGGCTGCAGCTGCGACTATCCACAGCGCCGACCAGCAGCGCAGTTCGTCCAACCGTGCGCTTGACGTGCAGAAGGCCAACGCCAAGCGCACGCAGCTACTGGCTGACGAGGCCAACAACAAGGCCAACAGCAAGGCGCCGGACATCATGGCGCTGATGTCGGCCAATGCACTGGCGGGCAAGGCTGGGCAGAGCGGCACGATGCTGACGGGGCCGAGCGGGGTGGATCCGTCGTTGCTCACGCTGGGCAAGAGCACGCTGTTGGGGGGCTGACTCCGTGGTGCAACCGCTGAACCGCCGCGATGAGCTAATCCGCCGCTGGGGCGAACTTAAGCTGGAGCGCACGTCGTGGATGGCGCACTGGTCCGAGCTGTCGCAGTTCCTGTTGCCGCGTTCCGGGCGCTACTTCGTGCAGGACCGCAACCGGGGGCAGCGCCGGCACAACAACATCATCGACAGTACCGGCACGCGCGCATTGCGCGTTCTCGCTGCCGGGATGATGTCGGGCATGACAAGCCCGGCGCGCCCCTGGTTCAGGCTGGAGACGCCCGACCCAGAGCTTAACAAGCACGCGCCGGTGAAGCTGTGGCTCGATCAGGTGACCAAGCTCATGCTGGACGTGTTCGCGCAGTCCAACACCTACCGCGCGCTGCACAGCACCTACGAGGAGCTGGGCGCGTTCGGCACATCGGCCAAGGTGGTGATGGACGATTTCAAGAACATCATCCACCACCACAGCTTCACGGCGGGCGAATACGCCATTTCCACGAATTTCAAGGGCGAGGTCGACACGCTGGCGCGTGAGTTCGAGTCCCCAGTGGCGGCCGTGGTGAAGGAGTTCGGGCGCGACAACTGCAGCCAGACGGTGCGGAACCTGTTCGACCGTGGCGCCCTGGGCGTGTGGGTGCCCATCGTTCACATCATCGAGCCACGGGCCGACCGTGACTTGGGCAGCAAGCTGGCGCGCGACATGCCGTGGACATCGACCTACTTCGAGCGTGGCAGCCTGGAGCAGAAGAACCTGCGCGACGGCGGCTTTCTGGATTTCCCAGCCCTGTGCAGCCGCTGGGCCGTGTCGGGCGGCGACATCTACGGCAACAGCCCCGGCATGGAAGCCCTCGGCGACGTGAAGCAGCTGCAACAGGAGCAGCTTCGCAAGGGCCAGGGAATCGACTACATGACCAAGCCGCCGCTGCAGGCGCCGTCGTCGATGAAGAACTCAGAGGTAGACATGCTGCCGGGCGGCGTTACCTTCTACGACGGCGCCTCGCCTGGGGCTGGCATCCGGTCGGCGTTCGATGTGAACCTGCGCCTGGATCATCTACTGGCCGACATCCGTGAAGTGCAAGAGCGTGTGCGGTCCGCCTTCTATGCCGATATCTGGCTCATGCTGGATCAGGCCGGCAACGGCAAGATGACCGCCACCGAGGTGGCCGAGCGCAAGGAGGAGAAGTTGTTGATGCTCGGCCCGACCACCGAGCGGCTGCACAACGAAGAGCTGAACCCGCTGGTGCAGACCACGTTCGAGCGCATGCTGCGCGCTGGGGTGCTGCCGCCCGCGCCGCCAGAGCTGCATGGCGTGCAGCTCACGGTCAACTTCATCAGCATGCTGGCCCAGGCCCAGCGCGCAGTGGGCACCAACAGCGTGGACCGTTTCGTGGGCAACCTGGGTGTGATCGCGCAGACCAAGCCCGGCGTGCTAGACAAGTTCGACGAGGACCAGTGGGCCGAGGAGTACAGCGCCATGCTGGGCATCAGTCCGA